TCAGTCTTTTTTGATGGGAGACATGATTTCCTTTAGGTAGCCCAGCACTAGCCCACCAAAGGCGCTACTGAAGAGCATCTTGTCCATCGATTGAAGATCAGTGTCTGTCAGCCAGCGCACGCTGACTCCCAAAATAGAGCCAGGCCCAGCTAAATGCCAAAATCTGACCAAAATCAACAGGGCAAAAAGGACGGCACCGAATCGAAGCGCAAAGATTGCAAGCGAGTGGACCTCTTTTTGAACCTTTTCCTTCGGGTCTTCTAGAACCTTCTTTTCCTGCTCAGCTTGCTTGAGATCTTCAGGAGAGGAGTCAGGTAGAGCCGCCGATCCGATGGCGGCAAATGGATCATCCTGCTGCATTCTGGGAGGCTACCGCGATTTTGTGCTTGTAGTGCTCTTCAATCCAATCGTTAGGGATGATTGCACCGCAATAGTTGTCCCCGCCAGAGGCTCGCCAGGTCTTATCCCATGGGGTACCGGATTGATGCGTCATTGCCGAAAGCTGAACGCCATCAAAACGACTATAGGCGTCCCACACCCTGTTCAGCAGCGCCATGGTGTTTTCGTTCGGCGGCGTATTCATAGCATCGCCCACCACACCGTAGCCAGTAATCGGAGCATCTATGGCACGTTTACCGTAGCTTTTGACTTTACGGTACAGATCGGGAATCACAGGGCCGTAGCGCCACGCCTGGACCGCATCGTTGATGAGATTCTCCGAGAAATACCCACGATGCCAGCCGTGCGCAATGTACACGAGCTTCAGAAGCTTCATGGGCGTAAGCCCAATGCCAGTATCAAACGACTTCTGGATGAAGTAGTTGGCAACGGCTTCGCTGTTAAGCATGACCACTCCTCCTTTGGCTGATTGACAGTCTGCTGCCATCAAAATGGTGCGGAATTATGAAGATTTCAAGCACTATGTCAAGAATCCACATCAGTCAATATGTGTATATTTATACAGTATAGCATGCACAGGCGGCTTCTCTGTAAGCCATTCGCCTGAAAAGTCGTAAGCCTTCTCTTACAAACACGCAGGCTCTGTCGGCATGTGCACTGTAATTAACGATTTGAATCCGGTGCTTCTATGGAGGAAACCGGCGATGCCAGGGGGGTTGTGTATAGCCATTGTTAAAGCGATGCCCAGGGGGTTTGTGTATAGCCGGGTACCGTTCCCCCAAAAACGGTGGGGTGGCGCTTCACCACTCAATGACCGTGAGTGCTCGCCGGCAGGTGTTGCGATGACAGCAACACCTCGACCAGGCAATTGCGGGGAAACCCCGTAATTACAGCCCCATCTGCCTGATGATCCGGCGCGGCTCCATTCCGTCGCGCAGTGCCCTGCTGGCGTTCATGGTCATCTGGTCAAGCGCCTTGCTCTCGAAGGCCTCGGCCATGGCACCGGCCTTCCTGACGATCAGTAGCGCCAGCTCTGGTGGGAACTGGACCAGCTCCGATTGGGGTAAGTAATCGCAGTCGATAACGGACATGGTGCGGCCCTCGATGTGGTGGCGCCTGATTATCTGATAACCGCCCAGTATCCGGGTAGTTAACCCAGCGTTGACCGCCAGCCAGTTCCAGCCTGCTGTCAGGTACCACCACTTTGCCAGATCATCAAAGAACGTCGACTCGCTCGATATTGGTAGTTTCGCCAACGCTGGCCGGCCGGCTCTGCAGGGCTACCGGACGCTTGCTGCCACCAGCTCTGCGATCCCCTGTCGCACCGCGTCGATGTTATCGTCCATGGTCGCCAATGCGCCATTGACGTTTCCCACCACGGCATCAGATCCCCGCTCGCCAACCCACTTGGCCAGCTCCTCCACTGACGCCCTCAGCGCATCCTGGTTGTGACTGAGGCGCTCAAGCACCTCGGCGACGGTACGTAATTCTTTCATCCATGACGCTCCAATGGGGTGTCGAAGAACCATAGTTGATCGACAACGGCTGGCAAATGCACTGGGCATCTTCGTCTCGGAGCCCTTTTGCCGCTAGGGCGTGGTGATCTCCACCATTACTCATCCGAGGTGGTGGCCTGGCTCCCGGTCCCACGGTGTGCCCACCGACCGAGATTTGATCACTTTGGTCGCCCCCTTCGCAGTCTCGGCATGACAGGTTTTGACAGGTTCGTGACTGCCGGTTTTTCCCTTGACGAGCACACCCGGAAATTCTTGACGACCTCCGCTCCCACAGGTAAATCAGATATCACTCCAGCCCTACGCAGAAAGGCTTACAGCCGATCCTGATGAAGCGCCAGCGGCTGAATCCGTCAAGGCCTGTCAAGAATTTCGCCGCCCCTGGCCATTCTGGACGGACACGCGCCGGTCGATGGTGGCCAGCCTCCGCGCTCCAAGTAAATCACCGCTCCAACGCCATTCAACCTGCTGGTGCTGGCGCCGATCCGTCCAGAGCCTGTCCAGAATTCCGGCCTCGGTATTAAAGGGGATTGCCCACGCTAGTCCCTCACACCTAGGCCCACGCCAAGCCAGCCAGTGACCTAGCGGATTAGGCGGCCGACCCCCGTCGGTTATCGTCTAGTGCTGGTCTAGTTTCGCCCGGCGACTCTGGACGAGTGTACAGCCGGAACAGACCACCGCCAGGCCGGCAGCCCAGCCATCACGTGCCATAGCGCCAGCACCACTACGCAAAGCCTGCGAGGATGCGTCCAAAGCTGTCCAAAATCCGTCTTAGGCCTATCAGGGGTGCGATATGGCCACAGGGCCCATACTTTGACGGCTTCCAGTACCGGGAGACCTCAGACGACCAGCACCCGGCCCCACCGCGTTCTGCCTGGCCCGTAATCCGTCAAAGCGTGGTCAAAATAGCGTCCAGTATCACCGGCAATGTGAGACGTTGCCGACCACCAGTCTTAACCGGCACGGCCTGGCACCTGGCCTCGGACGCGCAAGTCATGCGGCTTCCGTCTCATGCCTGTCTCACATTTCGTAAAGGCATGGTCAAAGTAGCCGGAACTATCACGCTGGATTTAGCTGTCGCCCATAGTGCCTTTCTCTGTGACAGTTTGGGCACAGGGCAAGGGCGTTCTCTACAGTATCGTGCCCCCCATCAGCTAAGCGCGTTATGTGATGAACCTCCAGGTAGAGACTGCCATCCGGACGCTGAAATGGAGCGGGTAAACGACACCCCTCACAAGCTCCCTTGGCACGAAGCAGTACCTCTGCCACAACATCGGGATTGCGGCGAAATGTTTTTACAATCTGGTGCCTTACCAGAGGCACAGGATTGGCATGGGCAAGACGTTTGGCTCGGTCAAAAGCAGAGTCAGCAATTGCGTCGGCGACCTGTTGAGCAAAAGTCTCGTCTTCATCGGCAGCCTTCGCCACAGGCGACAATTCTGGAAGCAACTCCTCATAGAGGTTCCGGAGTGATGATTGCTTGGACAGCTTGGTAGATGGGAAAGAATCAAGGTACTCGATATGGCCGCCCAACGATTGCAAAGCGGGCAGCAAAGCAGAGTGGCCGACATCATTTTTCAATTGACTAATCATGTACCTCAACGCCTCCACCTTAGGTGTCAATTTTAGGGTTCTCCCCCTACGTAGCCCGTCATACGCACCCAGATATGCACTTGCCGTCTTTGCGTTCAAGCCGTACTCATTCTCCAGCGTTCTCCGCGCCTCGGAGGGAGTAATCCTGCGGCTCCAGATATTTGCACCAAGGCGATAAGCCTCCTGATACATCTTTTCAGTTACCGCCGTCCTCGCCATAGCGACTCCCCTTGAGAAAAGTGGTCAGATCTTATTCGCAGACGGACATAATGGCACTCCTGCCATCATCGGCTGATGCTAGCCGGCGAGATTCGTGGTTTTGATGTGGTCATTCGAACTGGCCGCGCTGGGCCGGTTCCCACTGGCAAGGCTGCCATACCGTGGAAACCCCAGTGGAAACCATCGACTGGCAACCTCAACATTTCTCAACAGGCGGCCCGCCCAGGTCACGCCATTGCCGGAGCTTGAATGGACGAACCAGCAGTGAGAGTCACAATCACGAATGGCTCGTCAGTCGCTAGGAAGGTGCCGCTTGGGACCGCTCCAGTTGAAGCAATTCAGCACCTCAATGAGCACAGACTGTAAGCGCTCCATCGATTCGGGAGAAACATCAACTTCGCCGTAGTGCCCGTCAGCCATTGTTGAGCCGTACTTTGATCCATTCAAGCAGTTCAGCATCAACGCCCCGCCCGGGGCTTTTACTAGCGTGTTGTCGATCGGCTTGAGGTCTATTTTAGCCCCACGCACTCCGAGCCCCCTCGCTCGATCCTCCTGATGCTGAGCTGAATTCCTGACACCTCGCAAATCAGGGAAGTGCTCATTCATCTTGTTGCTTAAGTGGGCGATTTCTGGAGGTACGCCGTCAGTTTTGCTGAGAACCGTGAGGAATTTGTCGAACGCGTCCATCGCGTAGAGGAAAGCTCTGGCGTAGATGAAAACGACGTTGTGCTTCAGCTCCCGGGGGATATGGCCTTTAGACCATTTCTCCCGCTTATGAATAACCTCAGCCTCGAAATAGGTCTCCATGTAGTGGTCATGACTAAAGCCACCCCTGGCGTTGATCAGCGCGTCCTGTATCTCGCTGCGGCGCGCCCTATCCCTCTCCCAGTCGTCGGGACTGAACGACGAATTTTGGAAATCGATTATCCGAGCTTGATGAAATAGGTTCAGAGCTGTATTGGCTTCAAAAAAACTCCCTTCAAGGTGCCGAAGCAGGCCCTCCAGTTCCCAAGACAATTGACGGTCTTCCATCTCAAGGCGAACGCCAGGCACAGTCAACTCAAAAACCCACATACATATACTCCTCATGCGCGGGAGAGATTGATGTGCAATTGTAGTCACCAGGTTCGCGCATAGTGGTTGCGAACCTTGCGTGCGAACCACCGGTGCGAACTGGCCCGGCTGCAAGCCGAATCGTCTGCCATTACTCGTTGCCCGGCCAACGTCCTAACGATTCGCCCATGACGAGCGCCCCCCCCCCTCTCAAAGGTTCCCTGGACAGAAGGTAGTCACTCAAGGCGGTGGCATCCGATGGGTAACGCTACAGCCAGCCGGGCTAGCAATGTCGCATCAATCCCTTTGATCCCCGTATCTCCAGGCTTCCTGAGCCAATGTCCAGTTCCCTTTTGAACGCGGAGAATGATATAAATGCAAAATTTTCCCCAAGGAGGGGTCATGAAGATAACAATTGAAGGCTACAAATCCATAGCCAAACCACGCTCTATTGAAATTGGTGGATTAACAATCCTTGCCGGAGCCAATAGCTCAGGCAAATCTAGTTTTATGCAACCTCTACTATTAATGAAGCAGTCGATTGAGAATGAATTTGACTCGGGCTCGCTTCTTCTAGACGGTGCAAACGTCAGACTAACCGACTCCAGCGAAATAATATCAAAAGTTCCCGAATCGAATCTAAACTCATTTAGCGTCACGCTTGAATCTGCTGAAAAGAGCATTACCGCATCTTACAAATTCAATGCAAAGCGCGGAATAACCGTTGAAAAAATGAGCATGAGTGGAGGTGATTTCAACCAGGGATCTGAAATCCGCCTAGGAATGAAAAACACTGAGATCCAATCCATTCTGACAAACGAAAAATTTGAACCATTCAAGGGTGTATTTGAAAACTTTGAAGGACTGAGTTGGCGAGTGGTCAGGGATCGTTGCTTTTTGGGGCTGAAACTCCACTCTTCCAAAAGATTACCATTCTCCGCAGGCGTACTGCCAGCAGAGGGTTTGAAAAGACTAACCTCAGATTTGATTCACGTTCCCGGACTACGAGGAAATCCGGAAAGATCGTACAAAGTAGCCTCATCCGAATCAAAATTCCCCGGCTCTTTTGAAAGATACATAGCCAGTATCATCAGCCGCTGGAAAAACACACGAACCAACCAACAAAAATTTAAAACTTTGATCGCTCAATTGAAAGATCTGGGTTTGGCCACATCAATTGACATTTCTCCAATAAATGATACGCGCCTCGAGATCCTAATCTCCCGACATAGAGGATGTGCGGCGGCCAAATCTGATTATGTAAATATTGCTGATGTAGGGTTTGGCGTCTCACAAACCCTGCCAGTACTCGTCGCACTGCTTTCAGCTAAGAAGGGGCAAGTTGTATATGTGGAGCAACCGGAGCTTCATTTACACCCTCGAGCTCAGTATGAGCTTTCCAAAATAATCGCAAGCGCTGTGATTGACGGCGGCGTACACGTAGTCATCGAAACTCATAGCTCCATACTAATTCGCGGAATTCAAATATTGGTTGCAAAAGGCTTTCTCAAAGGCGAACAAGTTAATTTAAATTGGTTCACTCAAGACCCAACAACGGGTCAGACTCAGATAAATAAATCAAAGCTGGATAACTTTGGCGCGTTTGGCGACTGGCCCGAAGATTTCGACAGCGTGGCCCTAGACGTAGAGCAAGAATATCTTGATGCCGTTGAAGAGGCCGCTGAAGAGGCCGCTGAAAATGAAAATTAAGTGCCAGAGTTTTGTTGTCGATGCTGACGTGGCAAGGGCAGCAGGGGTATCAGAGAACCCAGTTTCGAAAGGGGCTCGAGAGGTACTCAAAGCCATATTAGAGTCAGAGGCGAGAGCTGTATTCTGCCCAACTTTACGAGATGAATGGAACAAGCATAAATCTCTATATTCGACTAGATGGCACTCGTCGATGACCGCGAAGAAAAAAATAGACCGAGTTAATATAACATCTAGTGTCTCGGAAATAATTGACGCAGCACAAATTAGCGACACCCAGAAGCTGATTGCAAAGAAAGACGCACACGTTGTGGATGCTGCCATTCTGGTTAAAAGCATCATAGCATCTAACGACAATGCTGCACGTGCGGTATTCAAAATACTAGGACAACACTCTGGAAGTATCGGCGAAATAATTTGGGTTTCCCCTACATCTGAGTGCGAACGCATTGTGGCCTTAGTTGGAAACGCGGACTTTATACCTACAGAATGGATCTTGAAAACATGATTACATAATCCAGTGCTACAGCGTACTGAAAGCACTCATTTAGTTTAAAAATTGGAGCAATACACAACAACATTCAAAGGCCCCTTTGCCTGTCTCGCGCCACAAAACGGTGAGATCGCATTTAGTGGCGCGGGATTTGTTCGCGCTGATCACTTGGCCGCTCGCCTAGCCAGCAGGCCGCATGATTGGCAGAATGCCACGATCTTACCCGCCATCGAGAAATGGACTTTATGAGAAAGGCACTTGCCCTCCTGCCCCTGTGCTTGATCCTCACGTCCTGCGACAAGGTGTCGTCTGCCTTAGGCACGAGTTCGCCGTCCGAAGCGCCAGCAGCGACTGTCAGCTATGACTTCGAGATCAATACCACATCGCCTGACCAGGCCTTGAAGACGTGGTGGCGCTACCTAGACACCAAGGAAGCTGTAGAGCTCGCCAGATGCCAGTCCTTTGTCCAGAAAGATGTGAATGGATTCGACGTGGCCAGCGTGTCGACAGGTGCCGTAGAGCAGTCGGTGAACAGCTCCAGAGCGGTGTGCTGGCGATCCGTTTATGACCGAGAGATTCTGCAGGTCAAGCAGGAGACCGACACACGGGCGATCGCCTTCGCAAAGATCACCAATGCCACTCCTTCAAGCTCAACAGGGACTTCAGACCAACTGCGGGCCAGGAAGATGGGAGCGCACTTCAAGTACCTGATCGAGAAGACCGAAGGTGGCTGGAAAGTTGCGCAGGTCTACCGGCATGACGAAAGCAACGTGCTGTCAGGTGACGATGAGTGGGAAAAGCAGTACACGCCCTACGTCGAAACTCTGCAATCGTATGTCTCCGATCTCCAGTAAATGCCGGCAGAAGAAAGCCGCCCCTCCAGGCGGCTTCTTCATTCCGACTTAGCTCGGTGGCGACCAAGCCTTGCTACCCGGCGCCATCACCGTTTTCATCATCCGCTCGAGTGACGGGGCAGCTCCAATACGCCCCATCTGGATGTAATGGGCGGGATTCTCCTCGAAACCCGGCAAGAGGGCGGCGGTCGCCAGTGTGACGGCCTCCATCATCTCCTCGAGCAACGCCCTCACGGTCTGCGCATCGGGCTGCGCCGGCATCATCAGCATGAACTGATTGGTGATTGTGTCGCTGACCGCCGTGACCAGCCGTGCCCGTTCTTCGTTGTTCATCAGCGTCTCCCTTGAATGGCTCGCCACGTTGCCCCACCGCTGGGGCTCAGCGTCTTCCGTTCGTTAGCGGCGATTTCAGCACGGATCAGATTCACCATCTGCGGCCCGAGGCTCCGCCCTAGCTCTGCGTCACCGGAAACCTCAGAGCTGCCGTCCCGGCTGATTTGGATGTTCACCACCGGAGCAACTGCCGCACCGCTCCCGCCGCTGCCCATGATCTGCTGGGGCACCGCAAGCGGCGTTATCGCACTGGCGCCAAGCGGAGTGATGCTCCCGCCCTCGGCTCCCATCATCAGGTAGGTGCGCCCACCGTGGTTCAGCAGCTCCGGCCCCAGCTCGTTCACCTCATACATGGAGTTTGGTGATACCGGGCCGCCCGAAGCGCGCCCACCTGATACAAAGCCGCCTTCGCTGAAACCGCTGCGGCTGACAGTGGTACCGCCACCCCCGAACACCGATCCGGCAAACGAGCCGATCACACTGCCGGCCAAACCGGCCAAGGCCTGCCGAGCGGCAATGCGCGAGATATCGGCAATGATCGCCTTCGTGAAATCAGCGAACGACAGCTTGCCGGTCATGGTGAACTGAACCAGCGCATCTTCCATGCCGTGGAAGGCCCCGGTGACAACACTCTGAGCCTGCCCCGCGAAGTCTCTGGCGCTCTCCAGATAGTTCTGGAACCCAGAGGAGACACCGTTTCGCCACTCGCCCTGGGCAGTGGTCATCTTGTCGTAGTTCGAGACGACCGTATCCCGGTACTTGTTCTCCGCCGCTTCGAGTTCAGCAAGATCCTTCTGGTGGTCTTCCTTCGTGTACTTGTCGGGCGCGGTACGCCGGCGATCGAGGAGTGTTTCGCGCTTACGGTTGAAGTTGTCCGTCACATCATCCAGCTCTCGCTGTAGCCCTGCCTGGCGGTCGCCCAGGCCAACGCTCACAGCCGCTCGATCACCTCGCGTGGCAAGCGCCTGGCGCTCACGCTCAAGCTGATCGACGAAAGCCTTCGACGCGGCTGTTTGTTTCTCCTGGCGACCCTGCTCGGCAGTCGCCAGCACCGCCAGTTCGGAGTCTGCCTCCCGCTGGGCACGGACCATGTCAGAGCGAGCCTTGGCGATTCGCTGGTCAAGCTGAATGCGCTGCTCGCCGGTGGTGGAGGCACGCCCCTTGGCCTCCTCGAGCGCTTGGATCTCCTCCATGTAGGCGCCCGTCACGTCGGCCCTCTCTTGCTTGGCCAAGGCCACCCGTTGCGCATACACCGCTTCCTGCGAAATCACGCCAAACTTCTGGATCGCGTTGAGTTCCTTCTCGTATCCGCGATAGTCGGAAAGGATCATAGTCAGCGCATTTCGGGAGTCGCTCACATCCGTCATATTCACCGGTGTGCTTCTTCCCCGGGCCGGCTTGTATTTTTCCCGCTCCTGCTGCTTCAGCGTTTCAACCTGAGCATCAGTCACCGTCAGACCGTCAGCTCGCGCCTTGGCCACGGCTCGGTCGACCTCATCCAGCGCCTTCTTGAGCTTTTCCGCCTTTGGAGCGGTCCTATCCAGCTCGTCTTGAATCCACTTGTAGGCTGTCTGCCCTTCGGTACTCACCACGCCGGCAGCAGGCTTTGAGAGGCCTTCAATTTCAGCCAGCCTGGCCCTCCAAACCTTCAGTTTTTCGGGGTCATAATTCTTGTCGTTGCGGAACTCCTTACGGATATTCTCCATGGACTGGATTTGGAGGCGTAGACCATCCGCAACCTTATCCAGGGTGGGGTCGCGCCATACACCCTTGATGCCATCCCACATTTTGGCGGCGGCATCCCCGATCTCATTGAACAGCTTGGGCAGGCCGCTCATTTCCTCCCGGATGATCTGCGCTCGACGGGTCATGGTCTCTCCGAACTGCTCGGTGATCAGCCTCACAGCCTCGGTTTTCTCGCCCTGATCCACCAGGGCCCGGACCTGCTCGAGGGTGGATGCCGTCAGCCAGTGATAGCGCTTGTTCAGCTCCTCCGCGGCCTTCACCGGGTCATCCGCGATCTTGCGGAAGTCTGCCAGTGTCTCGTCCACCGCCCGGCCTGTTGCCTTCTCCATCTCGATGGCCGTGGTGGCCACGGTTTTGAAGCTCTCGCCGGCGAGATCACCCGCGCCAGCAATTTGCGCCAGCACGGACGAGGCTGCGCCAGTGGTGCCCACGGTGCTGCTGATCTGCCTGGCCAGCTCGGTCAGCTTGGCACCGGACGTGCCAGCGTAGTTGCCCGTCAGGATGATGGATTTGTTAAAGGCATCCTGCTCCCTGCCGGCCTGGTAGTAGGCAACGCCGAGCACGCCTACCGCAGCCGCCGCCGCGCTGACTGGCGTGACCAGGCCGGCGACATAGCCGCCCATGGCCCGAGCAGCGGCACCAACGCCGCCGAACGAGTCTTTGACCTGGGCGCCCTGCTGAAGCAAAACGGTCAGCGGCGACTGGCCGGCTTGCAGGCTGATCACTACGTCCGAAAACTGCGCCGGCAGCATCCGCATGGCCGCAGCGGTCTGCTTCGCGCTCATGCCGGTTTTGCCCAGGGCCGTGTCCACACCGCCCAAGGCCGTGCGGGCTTGGTTGAGTTTCTCCTGATACTCGGCGAACGTCTCAGCATCCAGCGCGCCGGAAGACCGGTACCCCCCTAGCCTGCGCTCCATGTCATCTAGGCGGCCCAAAGCGGCCACTGTCGGGTCAATCTTGCCGAGCAGTTCACCCAGGGCCTTGCTCTCCTCGCGCTGAGCAGCAGCGGTCGCCTTGGACGCGGCAGCCAGCCGATCCTCGTTGGCCAGAATTGTCTGCGCCCTTCTGGCAACAGCGGCTTGTTGGCTGGCGCGATCCGACAGCACCGCGTTGGCCTGGCGGGTGACCTCGACCGTCTGCTGCGTGGCCCGGTTCAGGGTTTGGACATAATCGCTGGCCTCCAGCGAGGCCTTGGCCATACCCAGCAAGCGGGCCTGCTGCTCCTCGGCGCTCTCTGCAGATCGGCGGGCAGCTTGCGCGCTAGCGTCGTTTGCGGTCGCCAGCGCTTCCTGGGCCTGTCCGGCCTTCTCAGCGCCAGCATGGAGAGCGGTAATGTTGGCCGCCGCACCGCTGAACGCCGTGGACGCAGTGGTGACTGCGCGCCCCACGGTGATCATCTGCTGTGCCAGTTGGGCCTGCTTCTGGTTGAGCTGCTGAAGCTCTATCACGATCTGGCGGGTATCGCCTTGCATACCTGCCAGGGCCGACTCCCACGCCCGCCCAGTCCTGCCCGCCGACTCCTCGCTGCGCTTACCGGCGTCCGTCAGCTTGTCGAGATCAGAGGCCGCTTGAGTAGCGTCTTCACTGTCAATCTGTATCCCAAGTTGAGCAATGCTTGTCATACCCCCTCCTATGCCTTGTCCTGCGCCTCAATCGAGGCAGAGATAATCGCGCCGCCCCAGCGCCGCTCGCCGATACAGATCGGGACCGGGTTGCCGCTGGCTGTGGTGTTCTTGGCTGAGCCGAAGGCGTAACTGGGTAGGTTTTCAGGTGCTGCGCTTTGGGAGAGGCCTTTTGCCTGGGGGCTAAGCATCTGCATGACTCCTCCAATCGCCAAGGCAGCACCTGCTTGAACTAGGTATGGCTGCTGGGCAACCGCACCAACGACGATCAGGACAGCCGCCAACACAGTCTGCAGAACACCACCGCGTTTACTGCCGGCGATGACAGGCACAATGCGCACCTCTCTGGCTCCTCCCCGGTCGAACTCATCTGTACCAATGTTCTTTCGATTCCTGAAAATTGCGAACCTCATGCCCAGCGCCTCTAGTCGCTTGATCTCCCGTTCAAAGCCTTCCAGCGTAGCCTTCAAGGCACGAAACACCTCCCAGGTGTTCTGGCTGTCCAACAGATAGTTTTTCTTGCGGAAAAACTTCCGAATCAGCGGGCCCGATAGATACACAGTCGTCATCTCTGGGGTACTACGAACGATAGCGGCCATCGTTATTTTTCCTCTGCGCCAGTTGCGCTTGATTTGGGAACAGCGGCGCCGATCAACTCGGCAAGGATCATGCGAGCGGCCATCGCATCCTCTCGGATGGCCTTTTCTCGTCGTGGATCTGGGTTCCAGGCCGCGCAGTGGAAGGCCACCTCGGCACGGGCGCATTTGCGCTCTGGTGTTGCTTGCCAAAGCTCCTCTGCGATCTTCGCCTCTTCCTCAGTGAAGTACGGGCCATCGAAGTCTTTACGCCCGCCCTTCACAATGTCGGACACGTTCCAGACCTTGTAACCGGCCACCATTGTTGGGTGCTCTTCGAAGTCCGTGCTCTTGCAGGCCTCCGCAAAGCGCTCACGGTGTGTTGGCTGTGAGGTGCTGCTGTTGCTTGGTTCTGTCATGGGTACCTCTGGCGCCGCTGGCGCTTGTTGTGGGCAGATGCCCGGTGGTGTGATTGATAGGGCTGGTCACCCGATCAGGTTGCAAAGAATTGCCTCTGACTCCGCCATGTCGTCTCGCTGGCTGGCGATCAAGTAGCGGAATACCGCCAGCGCCTCGGCCTTATCGCGTGGCCTGATTTGCGCCAGCAGGCCGAACACGAACCAGTCACGCGCCGTCGCGTCAGGCGGCCCATCGCTGGCGTCCCGGTCTACGGCGTTACGCAGCCGGTAGAGGTGGTCCCAGTAGCCCAGCTCGTACAGGCAATCAGCCAGGGTGCGAGGCAGCAGCTCAGGGCGGGCGTTGAACCGGGCGGCTACCTGGCCCTTGTCGAAGTCACCGAATTGCCCGTCAGCCCGCAGCCCGCGCAGCGCATCGATACAGAACGATTCCGCCTCGGTGTCGGCCAGCAGGGCATCACCGAAGCGGGCGGCGCCTTCCAGACGTAGCCGGTGCTGCTCGATGGCCCGCGTGGCCAGCGCATCCAGGTCAGCGAAGCCGAACGACGACATGGCGGCGAATGGGTGGCCAGGGTTTGTGGCCACCAGGTAATCCCGGTACTGCTTCTCCAGCGCATCGAGCGGCGTCCTGATCTTCTTGGCGCCCTCCATGGCCCGTTCAATCAGGGCGCTCTGCCCGGTGCTGATGATCGAGCGCAGCCAGAGCACCGCATCCACTTCCTTGTCGCCGGTAATCACCTCCTGCGGCGGCAGCTCGGGCACGCTCGGCAGCGTCTCGGTGCTGGCGCTGATCGGCGGCAGGGTGAACAAGGCGCGATGCTGCTCGTTGTCGCGGAATGCCCCGGACCGTGAAATCAGGGTCTTCACCGTTCCCAGCGGCAGACCGGTGATCTCGGCCACCTCACGCAGCGAGTGGCGGCGGCGTAGCTCCAGCACCTGCTGGCGCTGCTCGTCTGAAACCCGCTGTTTCGTCTTGGCGGGTGAATCCGCCTGTTTCATTGCTGGTGCGGCCATGGCTTACACCACGCTTAGCTTGGGTGGCAGTTTCGGCCCGAGTGGCGCGCCAGGTGCGAACGGGTCAGGCAATACGCCATCCGGGCAATCCCTGATGAAGTCCGCCATTGCCGCGTGACAGGCGTTGAACAGCGGCGCGTCATTCCACTCCTGCGCCCGGCGCTCTGCGCTGTCCTCCAGCGCATAGGTGAACACAAGGTCTTCCAGATTGGTGACGCCCTCCCGCCTAGCCTTTTCGCGCTCCAGCGTGTTCACGTTCAACAGGTCGCACAGGCGGTCGACCCCCAGGGTTTGAGCCAGCCCGTCATGATCGAACAGCAGTGACCGGCCAAACCCGGCCAGCGCCACCAGCGCCTTGGCTCGCTCTACGGATCGGTGGGTCTGCGCCTGCTCCTCCAGATCGGCAATGGCCTGGCGGGTGAACGGCAGGAACGCTTTCAGCTTGCCCGCCTGGCGGCGCATGACGCGGCGCTCAGCGTGGATCGAATCCAAGTTGCGGCCGATGTTGCGGCAGATACGCCGGGTGGTGATGAGCTGCGTGCTGGCGCTGATACCGGGCTTTGAGGCGATATCGCACAGGCGCATGGTCGGGGTCATGGTCATGGGTGGGCCTCCATGGGCGTGTTGTCGTAGGTGGCGCGCAGCTCGGTACCGATCAGGCAGTGGCGACCAGCGGGCGCATAGCAGCCCCGGCAGGTCATCACATGGCTGATATACCGGTCGCGGGCCTGACGCCATTCAGCCGTGGCATTGGCGGCGTTGGCGTAAGGGCCTGATGGCAATCGGGCAGGCTCGACCAGCACCAGGCGCGGACGATCCGGGACGCGTTTCGCCATTAGTGGTTTGCCTGCGCCAGCAACATTCGGCGGCATGTGATTGAGCAGGTCGGATAGGAGGCTCACGGCGTCACCTCGCCCGAATTTCCATAAAGCCCAAATGTGTCTGTGAAAAAAAATCGGGGGAACGGGGGAACGCGGGGAACACCCAGTGTTTCCGGGGCCTCCAGCGGGGGTACGTGTTCCCCACCCGAAAAACGGGGGAACAGTGATAACCAAACATCAGGAAAGGCACAGGCGCTTATATTCAAAAACATGTTTGTGTTCCCCCTGTTCCCCAGAACTTCATGAAGGGGGAACGGCTACAGGCCGCGTGTTTACTGGCCGTTCCCCCGTTCCCCCTGTTCCCCACGTTTTTAGGTTCCTGTGGATTCGGGCATTGGCGTTGGATGGTGATGACGGTCATAGGCCACCGCCTTCGCTATCCAAGGCGTCGGGATCGATCACATACAGGCGGGCAGACCCACCAGCAGGCAGGCGGTATTTCTTGGTCCTGCGGCTGTCCCGATCGGTATCGTGCTTGGCGAGAGCGCCAGCGCCTTCCAGCGCCTTCACGACACGCGCCAGCCCGTGCCCATGAGCGGCCTCAATCAGTGCGGACTTGTTGAACAGGTACAGGCGTTTGGCGCCCACCACCTCCCAGTACCCGGCGCGGTTGAACACCTTGGTGTCCGACGTCTGGTCTTCTACGTCCGAAAACCGGCTACTGCCGTGCTTGTCGATGAAGTCGAGGATGCCGGCCAGGATTTGGCGGTCTTCGGCATTGCCACCGCCCACCCGGCTCAGCCACTCGCCGTACAGCAACTGGCAGTCGGCCAGAGCGGTGCCCGGCGTCCAGGGCAAAAGGTCGTAGGCAATGGCCATTTCGCCGGCCAGCGCGATCACCGCGAAGCGATCCGCCACCCGTCCGGCCTGGGCGTTGTCCTCGGTGAACTGGGCGCGGATACCGGCGAAGTCCTCCAGCAGGCCAGGGCGGTCATCGCTGGCCAGCAGCTTTTCCACGAAGTCCGGCCCGATGTGCCCATGGTTCGCTCCTACAGCCACCGTGAGCTGGCGGTGGAAGTCAGCGCCCTCCAGGCCATGCAACTCATCGAAGGCGCGGTGTGTGCGGGTACCGGCGTTCACGTCAACCATGCGCAGCTCAGCGCCAGCGTGGGCGGCATTGCCGCTGATGGCCGCGTGCTCGGAAAGAGAGCGCTCACCGCTGGACAGCGCCAGCAGGCGCCAGCTCAGTTTGCCGCGGGCCTCCCGGTCACGGGTCATGGTGCCCTTGCCCTGGCCGTTGGCGAGCGAGTAGGCCATTTCCTGTACGCGCTTGGGATCGGCCCGCTTGATCTCGTCCAAAGGCAGCATGGTGTCGTTACGGCTGGACGCCTCGATCTCCAAGCCGCCCTTGGTCATGTCCCACGATGCGGCGAAGATGCCGGGGTCGCCCCATACGGATGAGCCGATCAGTTGCGCCAGCGACTTGCCGCTGGAGCTGTCGCCCACCAGGTGAACACCGCCACCCAACACACCCACCAGGCTCAGCAGCGGGCCAGCGAGGGCGCAGCCGATGGCCAAGGTCAGTATCGGGTTGCCCTCGCACTTGGCCGCCACCTCGGCCTTCCAACCCTCCAGACTGCCGCGCACACTGAAAAGGTTTTGCCCCTTGGCGCTGGCCTGATAGCGCACCTTGTCGCTGCCGATGGTGCGCCCAGGCAGCACAAAGGCGCCTGACTCATGCCAGCCGGGGCGGCAGGTGGTGGCGAACACCTCTGCAGGCCGCTGCTCCAGCAGATACTCCATGAACTGGCCGCGCTTCTTCAGGGCGATGATGACGCCCATGCCGAACAGCGTCCGCCTGGCGTCCTCGCCACTCCCGCCGAACACCTCCATAGGAATGATCCAGTCCTTGGGGCCGTTGTCGGTGAACAGGCGTAGGAACCGGCCTTCGCTGCCGTCGTCGCTGTTGGTGGTGCGGGCAGCGACGGTCACCGGCGTGGCGATCCACTCGTCAGTGATCGGGCGGTCGGCCTTATCGTCGTCGCTGTCGTCGTCGCCGGCGCTGCGCTTGAAGCCGTGCCAGTACACGCCGGGCTTGAGCCTGCGGCCCTTCTCGTTGGTCACCCAGTGCTCATACACACCCCAGCACGGGCGGTCAGGCTCAACCTTGGGCGCCTCGGGGCGCAGGTTGATGACGTTGGTATCAGGCGGGCGCATGGCGGCACCTCCAAGCAGCTAGGTCGTTGAAGTCGGTAAGGGTCAGCGGCGCATCGGCTGGCCACTCGGGGAGAGTCACCAGGCCGCCACACGCGGCAGCGGCCTCATGGGCGGCTGTGCGCCCAGGGTTGCCCTTGCCCTCGGCCTCGGTCTGGCGGTCGTCGTCGCCGGCGATGATGATTTCGGTGTCGGGGTGGTCGGCCCGTAGCGCCAACGCCACCGGTTTCAGGTTCCCGGCGTTCATCGCACAAGCGACCGTGTAGCCGCTTTCGTGAAGCGTGGCACCCGTGGCCCATCCCTCACAGATACACAGTGGCTTGCCCGGCGTGATGCGCCCCAGTGGCGAATAGGCGCCTTTGATCCGCCCGCCATACAGGAAGCGCTTGTCGCCGTCCGGGGCGATCCGTTGCAGGTTCACCAGCACACCACCGGCATACAGGGGGACCAGCAGGTCGTCACCACGCTGGCGCAAACCATGGGCTCGAATGTCCTTGGCGACCAGGTAGGGGTGGGCCGGATCAGCACGACGGGCATCACGCCACCAGCGCTGCGCCAGGCCGGCCGCTCTGAGCTGGCGCCGCTGCCGTTCGGCCTCCCGCTGTCGCCGGGCCTGCTCGATTCGCTGGCGCACATGCTCGGCTTCGCGGGCGTCCACCGGTTCACGGCTACACCAGGTGTTGGTGCCGCCCGTCTTCCAGCTCCCGAACGCGCCCGAGGCAATGCCATCAGCAAACAGGCAGTACCAGCCATTGAGCGTGCCAGGCTTGTCGCCGGGAACGTGGAAGCGGTGGATATCGCCATCGTCCAGGGGCAGCCAGTCGAGCGGCCCGTAGGCCGACTGGAGCACGTCACGAAAAAGGATCGTCGCGTCGGTCATGCGGCCCCCTGCGGTGGCGTGAATCGCTTGGCGAGCCGCTCCAGTTGATTTGTCAGGCGCTCCAGTTCAGGGCAGTGACGACCAGCACCACCCTCGGCAATGCGCAGTTCCAGGAAGCCCACCAGGATTTCCACTAGCAGCGCATAGCTGGCGCTGTCGATGTGGGAGCCAGCAGTCGGTGGACCACCGGCACCCTTGCGGCGAATAGGCGTGACCTTACTCATGGCTCACGCCCTCGGCGCCAGCGAAGGCCCGGCAGACCTGGCCATTGTTCACCGCGTGCCAGTAGGTCAGGTCGTCCAGCGACTCGACGAGACAGGCCGTCACCACGGCCTCAGCACTTCGCAGAATTACGCGGCCACACTCGGCGTCGGGCTGGCTGAGGAATGGCCCCAGCAAGGCTCGTTCGGCCTTCGGATGGCTCACGTAAAACAGTTCGGTGGTGTTCTTCGGGCAAGCCGATCCCGTCAGCGCAGCGAGGCGCTGTTGAAAACTGGTCATGTTTAACCCCTCAGTCTGGAGTCGCGGCGATGAACGCGGCGGTGGTTTCGGGTGTGCTCAATCAACGCCGGCGAGACGTGCGGTCCGACGAATGCGGCCAGCTCCTCGGTCTTCAGCATTGAAGTCGGTACAGAGGCATACTGGCCGGTCGGTAACGCCCTGGGCATCCTGCGCTTGCGAGGGAAGTGCCTTTGCAGCAGCGCGAGATCATTGGCCATGACCTCCTGCATACGCTTGCCCGTCTCGCTCAAAGGCAGCGGCTCGCCAGGGCGGACTTGCTCCCAGGCGTAGCGGTCTGCAAGCATCTCGTTCACGCGGTAAATCACTTTGTGGCACTGGTCGCTTGTCACCTGATCGGGTGCGAGGAGCAAATTCCAAAGCGAGAAGTTGTCGAGGTGATGGCCGATCTCGTGATGCAAGATGAACGGATAAATCTCGCGATCATCCAGTGCCGACCAGTCGATTTCCGGGCGAGCAACGCTGCGGAAGCGGCCTGCGTTGATGCTGGTAGCCAGCTTGATAGCAACCCGCTCGTCACACTGGATTTGATCGCTCGAAGCGTCACGCACGATAGGTTGCGCCCAGCAGCTATATTCGCCCCAAATTCCGCCAAGCTTGGTGAAGGTGGTGATCGTCAAACCCAGGCCGCTCTCCTTGGCCAGTTCGGCGAAACCACGGTATTGCGTGCGTGTGATGCGCAGGGTGGTATCGGTCCTCACAGATCACCCCCTTGCTCAGCAACCATGTCGTCAAGCAGTTCGGCCCAGGCCATGGCGGTGTGCTGCGCCATCACGGCGGTGACACGGGCGGCGATGATGGGCGTGGTGGGCGATGCAATAACACCTAGCGCCATACTTAGCAGCACCAGCACACCTTGCACGTCACGCAGATCGTCCTGGACAGTGCTCGGGGACTGAATAACGGGAGTCATACAAGACCTCCGTTAGCAGCAGGCTGGCCAACTACACCATGCGAGGCACCAAGGTGGCGATGGCGCCAGCAATAATTGCCACTGAACGACTGTATCTGCTCGAGGTGACGGGCAATATCGCAGGCCAGCTCATTGTGATACCCGCCCATCGCCGGGATCACCAGCGTCAGCAGGATCTTCTCCAGCCTCCTGTGCTCTTCGCGGGCGAAATTCATGTAGCACATCTCGCGGGCGTCCAACACCGCCTCAGACAGAACCTCACCGTCGATAGCCGCTACTGCCGGGAAATTAGTCATTGAGCACCTCCGGATTGGGCTGCGGCCTTGAAATGCTCTACCAGCGCAGCGCCTGGGCGCGGCTGGCGCTGGCATTTCTCCAGCGCGGCGGAAACTTCTTTCGATACGCGCAAGGCATGATCCAGGCCGGCCAATGAACCGCGGCAGCGACCTTGAATGCTGATTGATGCGGACGGGAAATCAGCGCCCACGATGGCCGCAATATCCGTAGCAATGCCGCAGCCGATCACCGGAGGAATGCGGAACATCGCTTGGCCAGGCATGGTGACCACAACCTGAGACTGAATGAAGCCCTGTACAGCCTCGACGGCCTGCTGGACGCAAGTCACAGGGCACCGCCTTGCGCTTCCAGAGCGCGGGCGATCTTGGCGTGATGGTTGTAGCGGGCGAGACGGACAGAAAGGGAAGAGTTTGCGCGAAGTGCGGCCAAAGCCAGGCGGCGGTGGGCGTATGCGCGAAGGCTGATGTTCTTCATCACTGGGCACCACCCTTCAGCCAGAAGCTGCGGTAGACCTCATAGGCTGCATCATTGAGGCCAGGGACGAAGCGAATTGCCAAGGTCTTCGCCACCTCACCTTCAAGGGTGGCAGTGATACGGGAAAGCTCAGAGGGGGTGGAATAGCGCGTAAGCGTTTTCAGCAGCTTTGAGCAGTAGGCGCGCTGATGCTCGCGGGATATTTCGGACGGATTGAGGGCGTGCATGGGTCGAGCTCCTAACGTTGAGGAGCTGCCACGAACCGTCGCCAAACGATTTGGGGTGGCAGCTGTACGCAGGTTGGCGAACCGGGACGTTAGGAACCCGGCAGACCCGAAGGCCTCCCGCGCACAGCCGCCATAACACGGGACTGCGGGCACAAAAAAAGCGCCTGCAATCGTGATGGGGGCGCCTATGCGCCTAACGTGTGACGGGTCGCCAAACCCGGTCGCTGAATTTGCAGCAACGGGCGAACCATACCGAGCATCACGATTGCCTGCAACCAGAAATATCGACCGTTCATCGCGGTTCTTGAGCGCCAAACTAATCATGCCGCCACCCGCTGGCGCTGCTTCAACGGCGAGCACAGCATATCCAGCACGGCGCTAGCGCGGTGGCGCTCGCTGACAGGAAGGGTGTACCGGGTCACGGTGCAAGGCTCGCCCCAGTGATTAGGTACACGCTCGAGTTGGCGCTGGAACTTCAGGCCATAGCCATTGGCCAGGCTGCTGATGGTCGAGTGCAAGCAGTGGTCGCCCAGGCGCTCAGCTTCGAACCGTTGCAGGCTACCGTCATTCAGCATGTACGCCAGCACACGGGCGATCTTGCTCGGCGGCTTGCTGGTGGTAACATTGCCTTGCGACGGGCTGGCCTGCTTACTTTGGGGCTGGCTCTTTTTCATTTAAGCCACCTCGCGCAATGCGATGCGCTGGCGCACCCACGCCTGAATCTCAGCGAGAACAAACCCCACAGGCGAGCCACGCGACTTGCTGTTGCTCAGCGATACAGGCCTGGGGAAAGTCGGGTCATCCTTGAGGCGCTTGTAGACGGTGGCGCGGGCCAAGCCGGTGATGGCCTCGACCTCAGGGAAGCGGATGATGGTGTTTGCAGGGTCGAACTGAGGGGCTGTGCCTACGTTAATCGAGCGGATGCTGCTCATGTCTGTATCCCGTTGTTGATGACGACGGGAGACAGGATGCGAATTGATATGAGGCCTGTGTCCTATTGGGGCTGACTACAACCCCAATGGGGTTTACTTGAGCCGCTTTCGATCGGGGCGTCCTAGGTACTTCACAATCGTCTCATCGCTGGCAGGAAGCTCCAGTCCGTGCTTTGCAGCCGATGCTTTGATGGCTTCCAGTGCTGCATAAGGCTTCGAAACGTCAATACCTGCCATCGCGGCTAACACGGCGATCACCTTTTGGGTGCTCGCGCGCTCTGCCGTAGAAAGTTCTGGTTTTAGCAGGGTGCTCAAATGCTTTCTTTCGAACGCTATCAATTCATCTTTTCGCACGACTACAAGTGCATTGCTGGGCAGCTCAGTCGCTCGATAGTAGCTATGCAGCCGCTCAACTATCACCGGCCCGAAATCATCTAGCTTCTGCTCTAGCATGGAGCTTATCTCGCTAAGCATGTCGGGATCGGCTTTGACTGTAAGCGAGCGATCATCTTCGGGGCTGTCTTTATCTATCAGCTTTTGAGTACCCTTGGTGACAAACTGAAAATTCAGTTTACTGCTTATAACTTCAAGTACTCGTGTTCTTTCAGCATCGTGAAGATAAAGCCCGGTGCGGGATGGAAGCCCTCTAACACGAGCGCTTATCGCCTTTTCCTTCCTGTATAACGCCTCAAGCTCCTCGCGTCCGACTCCATACGCAGCAAGATCCCACACCCCTTCGACCCCCACAGCCTCTTGCGCCCCATCTCCTAGCACTAGGCTTTCAACACCATTTACCACCTCGGTTTCGAAACTGACTTCTCTAACCGTAATGAGGTCATCAAAATACAACGAAATTTGTAGGTGGTTGTCTATCGCAAGCCTCAGCAGGTCTGCAGGTGTGACTGCCTCATTAGCAGACCTCGTAATCCGAACTGCGGCCTCATCCAATGTAAACCAGTCTTTAAGTGGTAGTAGTTTTTCCATTACTTATCCTTAGCCATATGTCTGCTCAGCGCCTTGTTCCCACAAATGCTCCACGCACGATATTCTTTGACTCAACGGCCAAATTCGCGAAGTCGTATGGAGTGATGTGCTTCTGGCGATTCGCCTCAAGGTAGTCCGCCCACCACTGAACCATCAGCCGGCGCTCCTCGATGTACTCGGCCTTATGGATGTATGCCGCGCGCACGCTATTGCGCTCTTGGTGGCTCATTTGGCGCTCCACCGCGTCCTTGCTCCACAGTCCCGACTCGACCAGGGCGGAACATGCCATCGCCCTAAACCCGTGCCCGCACACCTCAGTCTTGGTGTCGTAGCCCATGCGCCGAAGCGCCTTGTTCACGGTATTCTCGCTCATGGGCTTCCAATGGTTGCTGTCACCTGCAAACACTAGGTCGAAGCGCCCGGTGAGCTGGCGCACCTGCTCAAGCGTGGCCAGTGCCTGGCGGCTCAGAGGCACCAGGTGGGGTGTGCTCATCTTGGAGCCGCGGTGCGAGTTCTTCACGCCTTCGATTTGCTGGCGCTCCCCGGGGATCTCCCACATGGAGCGGCTGGTGTCGATCTCTGGCCAACGAGCAAACCGCAGCTCACTGGACCTGATGAATACCAGCAGCGTTAGCTGGGTAGCCAGCCGAGTCAGGGGTCTACCCGTGTCGCTCTCGATCCTTTGCATCAGCTCAGGCAGGCGTTCAAGCGCCAGCGCAGGCCGGTGGACAGTCTTGCGTGTGGCGGTTGCGCCCTGGAGGTCCACCGCTGGGTTGGTGTCGATGTGCCCGTGCTGTACGGCCATACGCATGATTCCGGTCATGTACTGCCGTAGCCGGGCAGCGGTATCCAGAACTTCGCGCTTCTCCACCGCCTTGAGCGGCGCCAGCAGGTCGCGGGTCTTGAGGCCAGCCACCGGGCGCTGGCCCAGGGCGGGGAGCAGATAAGTTTCGATCCGCCGCCACACAGTCGCGGCATGGCCTAGTGACCATTTTTTAGAACAGGCGTCGTGCCAGTCCTTGGCCAGCACACCGAAGGTGTTGGCCCTCGCGTTCGCCGCTTCGACCTTCCCCTGCCTAGCGCTCTCGATCGGGTCTTTGCCATGCGCCAACAACTCCAGCGCTTCGGCCCGGCGCTCACGGGCAGCTTTGAGCTTCAGCGCCGGGTAGTTGCCGAAGGTGGCCAGCCCCTCCCTGCCATCAGGCCGCTTGAACTTCATGCGCCAGATCTTGCTGCCGTTCTTCTTGACCAGCAGGAACAGGCCCTGGCCGTCGAACAGGGTGTAGTCCTTGTCCCGCGGCTTGGCGGCCTCGCATTTGGGGTCTGACAGGGGCGTAACGGTGCGTGCCAT